TGGTTCACCAACTATAATGATGAAACCACGTAATAATTTATTGGAATGTGTAATTACTAATGAAACATCAACCACTAAATCATTTAATAAAGCATCTGCAATGGGATTTGTTATTGTACCTGCTCAACCATTTGGATATAATTATCTAGGTGGTAAACTTTTGGCAGCAATATGTTGTTCACATGAGATTCGTGATATAATGAACAAGAAATATAAAATGAATACATGTCTATTTGAAACTACTAGTTTATATGGAACAACAAAATCAGTTTCACAATATGATGGAATGAAACCTTATCTTAGATTTGGTGGTATAACTGAGTCTGATTTTTTACCAATGATGCATGGTAAAACATATGAAGATTTAAAAGAATATATGGAAAATATTAATGGTGGTCCTTTTGTTCCAGAAGATGCATCCAATAGAAAATTGAGAATTAGTTCTGCTATAGTTTCAATTACTAAATCATCATTAAAGAGTCATAAAGATTCTCATAACATGTTTATGGCAACTATTGATAAAGCCAAGTTATTAACAGAAAAGAAACGGTATTATTACTGTAACTATGGTATTAAGAATTACAAAGATATAGTCTTAGGTAAAACTGATAAGTATGAATATGATGAGAATTATGAAAAACACCACATGAAGAACATAGTGGAATGGTGGAAAAAGAAAGCAACCAATAGATTTAACACATTGAAACAAGAGTCTAGAATACGAACTGAGATGGAAGTTTGGACAAGTGGAAAAGATATTGACATTATAAGATAATAATGTTATTATAAATACTTCAATACAACTAGGAGTTTTTTGAATGACAATAGATCCGGATTATAGTGCTAAAGGAGTTGCAAATCCTTATTATACAGTAGATTCTACTATTGAAACACTTGTTGGTAATTTTCTGCCTAAAACTATAAAATCTAAAGATATTTTATTTAAGTCTGTTAGAAAATCTAAAGGTAAAACAATATATGAATCTAAGAGGGCTGCTTATCAATTTCAATTAGTTAATAAAATAACCAATGTAGAATTGCCTTACAATGTATTATTAACCAAATCAGAAGTTAAAGGACATTATGGAACTGCATCTGCAGGTCAAAAAGTAACTGTTAAGACTGCATGGCAAGAACGTGGTGCTGCATATATTTTTGAACAAGCATTAGTTAATAATGTAGATTATAGTAAGAAGTTAAAATCAGCAATGGTTAAATTAAAAACAAATCCTGTTGTATTAACTAAAAAAGTTTTATCTGAAGATTTACTATTAGAAGTTTTCAAAGATGATTTATCAGAATTAAGAAAAATATTTGAAGTTAAAGGAAGTTTTGGATTTCCATATCATGATTGGTTAAATTCTTTTTATTTTAGTCAAAAAGTATTACTTGAGAAATATTCAAATACAACATTTCAGAGGTTTGAAAGAGATGGTGGTTTTATGGAGTTTATTACTAAACTTATAAAAACTAAGTTTGGTATATCACAAAAAGATACATGGAATCCTGCTGATGTATGGGCAGTTAAAGGAACACCTGAAGCAGTTGAAAAATATGTTAATGATAAGATGAAAGATATTATTGATTATGACAAATTATCAAAAAAATATCAAGGTGCTCAATTAGAACAACATCTCAGAGCAGGAATACTTTATTTGAATTCCGTATTAATTGATTTATTAACAGGTAAGAATCCTAAAGTAGTTGGCATATCATTGAAGTTGACTGATAGTGGTGCCCACATTGAAGAGGTTAATTTTGATAAAGTAAAAGAGAATATAAAAGAAAATAAAGCATTAATAGATACTGTTGCAGATCCATTTAAAATTGATCCTAAAGAAGATTTTGTATGTAATTTTGCATTGACTAGTGGCAAATCAGCAAGAGGAACCTTTACACAAGATGTAAGAATATTTGCTGAAGATTTACACTCTGGTAGCATATACAATTTTCAAATTAAAGCAAATTCTTCAGAAAGTGCTAATGGAAGTAATTTGAAATTTGAATTGACAATACAAGGAAAAGGTGCTGCAAGAGGTGGTAAAGTTCCTGTTGATTTAATTGTATCTTTAATCAATAAAATACAGAGAAATGCCTTCGTAAATGATTATAACAAATTTCCAAGAACCAATAAAGAATTTGTTGATAATTTAACTAAAGGTAAAAATTATAAAGCAATGTTTGAAAAAGTTAAAAATAATGTTAAAGATATTGGTGTAGACTATAAACAATTCGTAATAAATGTTTCTGATTCTCTAAGTAAAGGTGGTCCAATTGCTACAAATGCTACCTGTAAATTAATGGGATTTGAATTTATAAACTTTCTTCTTTCAATAGATGAAAAACAAATGCGTGGGTTAATAACAGATATGTCATTTTTAGCACAAAAGAAAAATATAAGGTCTTACGATACATTTGGTCCTTTCATAAAGATATCATAAAATGAAATTCATAGAATTTATAAACGAATCAAAAGAAGGTAAAAATGTTCACCTAGAACATTTAGAAGATGAAGTATTAAATAATGGTGTTGCTGGTTCTAAAGCAGCCATTAACTTTCTTCGTTCTCTTAAAGATATGCTTGTCAGTAGTTCAGAAAGTAAAGTTAATGTAACTACTAAATGGGATGGTGCACCCGCAATCATCTGTGGTATCAATCCAGAAAACGATAAGTTCTTTGTTGGTACTAAAGGTGTATTCGCAAACAATCCTAAACTAAACTATACAAATGCCGATATAGATAAAAATCATCCAGGTGAAGGTCTCAATAATAAATTAAAGATTGCATTGAAATATCTTAAGAAATTAAACATTGATGGTATTCTTCAAGGTGATATGATGTTTGCTAAAGAAGATATCAAAAAAGAAACTATCAATGGTGAAAAGTATATTACATTTCAACCTAATACTTTAGTCTATGCAATACCTGAAGATTCTAAATTAGCAAAAACAATTCTTGCATCACAAATGGGTATTGTATTTCATACTGCATATTCTGGTGGTGATACACTAGCAGATATGAAATCATCTTTCAATATTGATATTGGTAACTTAAAAGCATCTAAAGATGTTTGGTATCGTGATGCATCTTTCATTGATGCTTCTGGTACTGCAACATTTACTAAACAAGAATCATTAGAATTAGCAGGACATATATCTGAAGCACAAAGAATACTCAGTCAAATTAATTCATTGACACTGAATAGAATATCTACCAGTGAAACATTCTTAATGCAAATCAAAACATTTAATAATACTAAAGTTCGTGAAGGTCAAGAAATACAGAACACAACACAACATACTAGAGATTTAATTAAATGGGTAGAAGATAGACACAATAAAGAAATTCTTGCCGCAAAGATGGAGAAAACCAAAACAAGAAAGATTGCAGAAAAGAATGAAGTGCTTAGATTCTACCGTTCCAATACTGCACAATTAAAATTAATATTTGATTTACAGAACAAACTAGTTGATGCAAAGAATATGATTGTTCGTAAGTTAAGAGAGATTAAACAAGTTGCAGGTACATTTATTCGTACCGATGATGGATTCAAGATATCTAATCCTGAAGGTTTTGTTGCAGTAGATAAACTTAAAGGTGGTGCAGTTAAACTAATTGATAGATTAGAATTCTCACATGACAACTTTACTGCCGCAAAGAATTGGAGTAAGTAATGACAGTCAAATATGATATAAATAAAATTATGCAGGAATATGGTGATGACGATTTTGGATTCACTGCAACAGATGAAGAAGAATATAATGCTATAATTGCTGAAAAAGATGATACAGTTGAAGAGTATAAAGAAAGATTAGCAGAAGTAGAGAAGTTAGTATTGCCATTCTTAACTAAATTGTTAAAGACTGCAGATCAACCAATTATTAAATGGCCTAATCGCAAAGCAATACTAGAAACACAAATACAAAAAATACTTACTCTAACAAGAGGATAAGTAAAACTATATAATATTGAGGGAGTTTATAATGAAAGATTTGATTATAGGATGCAGTACCAATTACAAGTGGGACACAATTAAATATTGGGTTCTTTCAATTAGAAGATCAGGATTTGAAGGCGATATTGCCCTTATCTTAATGAATTGTGATTCAAAAACTGCATATCAAGTTGCAAGTTGCGGTGTAAACATCATAGGATTCAATCAAGATAAAGATGGTAATCTAGTTTACCAATCAAAATTACCTGTTCATGTAGAACGATTCTTACACATCTACGAACATCTATCTACACATGAATATCGGTATGTAATTACTACCGATGTTAAAGATGTTATATTTCAAACCAATCCATCAAAGTTTTTAGAACAACAATTAGGTCAACGCCAACAATTATTGTTTGCATCTGAAAGTATTTTATATAAAGATGAACCTTGGGGTGATAACAATCTACTAGAAACTTATGGTCCATATATCCATGAGAAGTTTAGAGATAATGAAATCTATAATGTGGGTGTATTGGGTGGTAGACATGAAGCAATGAAATCACTTGCAATCAATATCTTTACTGCAGCAATCAATAGACCTATTCCTATTTGTGATCAGTCAACATTTAATTTTATGATATCACAATTACCATACAAAGATAATTCATATAGTCGTTATATGAAATCTGAAGATGGATGGGCATGTCAATTAGGTACTACTGCAGACCCATCAAAGATTGATGAATTTAGACCTAAACTATTAGAACCAAGTCCTAAGTTTGAGAACGGTAAAGTTTTAACTAGCACAGGTAAAGAATTCTGTATTGTTCATCAATATGATAGAACAGAATGGCGTAGAGAGATAGAGGCACAGTATGAGTAAGATTTTATATGTTGTTCACAGATATGCACCATACCCTGGTGGTTCTGAAAACTATGTTCGTGATATGGCAGATGAAACATTAAGTCGTGGACATGAAGTTGCAGTATTTGCGGGAGAACATCAAGGTGATTTAAATGGTGTTCGTGTATCTAATGAAGCATCTATACTATTAGAAAAGTGGGACTTAATTGTTGTTCATGGTGGTGATGTTGGATTACAAGATTTTGTATTGAATAATTGTAATAAGATACCATCACCAATTGTGTTTATGCTTATTGTTCCATCTGAAAGTAATGTATATCAAAGAGCAATTCAAAATGTTAAGTATCTTGGTTGTTCAACACAAGAAGATTGGGAATATGTTAAACGTAAATCTGTAATGAGAAAATCAGTTCAGATTAGACATGGTATAGATGATAAAGTATCAGTAGGACAAAAAGGTTTTCGTGAGAAGTATGGAATCACTACCAAGTATATGTTTCTATCATGTGGTGGATACTGGCCTAACAAAGCAATGAATGAGTTAGTAGAAGCATTTGGTAAAGTAGATAGAAAAGATGTAACATTAGTATTAACAGGTTATGATAATAGACATCAAATCAAACCTAATGATACTGATAATGTTAAGGCATTAATGATTGAAGATAGAAATGAAGTATTATCTGCACTCAGTGAAGCCGATCTATATATTATGCACTCACACAAAGAAGGGTTTGGTCTTGTGTTATTGGAATCTATGTTGAATAGAACACCATGGGCATCAAGAGAGATTGCGGGTGCAAAAGTATTAAAAGAATTTGGATTTACTTATACCAATGATGATGAGTTGGTAGATTATATGCAGAAGTTTAAAGGTGTCAGAAAGAAACAGATAGATGATGCACAAGAGTTTGTAACACTAAACCATTTAATTAAAAACACTGTTGACGATATAATGAGGCTTGTATGAATTTTACATTTGGAATAACAACTACCTATAAAAACATAGACCAGTTGACTGAAGTTTTTAAATCTATTGAAGCACTAAACATACCTAATTATGAAATTTTATGTATTGGTGGAACCAAACATGAAGATACTAATACTGTAAAATACATTTACTTTGATGAATCTGAAAAAGAGGGTTGGATTACACGAAAGAAAAATACATTAGTTCAATCTGCAAAGTATGAGAATGTAGTATTGATGCATGATTATTATGTATTTGATAAAGATTGGTATACAAACTTTCTTGAGTTTGGTAATGATTGGGATGTTTCATCGTGCCAACAGTTATTGATTAATGGTAAAAGACATTTCACTGATTGGGTAATTTGGGATTCACCATTCTTTCCACAGTATGCATCATTACCATATGATGATTGGTCACAGACATTATGCATGTATCAATCTGGTGGGTTTATGATTGTTAAGAAAGATTTAGCA